TCACATAGTCCGGAATCTCCGCGTGCTGTATGCCTTCTGCGGCGGCGGTTTCCACGCGCACGACCTTGCCGCCGACCACAAGCGGCTTGCCGTCTTTGTAAACCGTTTTAAGCATCGCCCACCTCCACGCCATATCGCTTGAGCATCGCGGCAACAGCCGCATTTCTAAGCAGCTTCTTTCTCTGCCCCTGATTCAGCGCATCGATGATGGTTTGCAGCGCGTTTTTGATTTCCACATTGTACGCGACAACTCGCTCTCTCAAATCGCTCATGCCGTCACCCCGCTTATCAGTGCCTCGATGGCCTCGCGCAGCTCCGCGTTATCCTGCTCCAGCGCGGCAATGCGCTCCTCGGGCGTAGGCTCCGGCGCGGGCATTTCTGGCGGTAGAACTTGCATCTCTTCAATTTCTTCTGCCGTCAATTCACGGTATACTCCGTTTTCGCATATTTTCATACCGTCACCTCCCGTAAAATTTCAACGACGTACCCGCTTTAAAAACTCCACTTTTACCCTCCGCCCACGGCGCAATCGCAAAAACAGTTAACGGATTTCCAATGCCTTGAAATGCAGCTACCGAGTCATTGCGTAACGCCGAGGCTGAGAAAGATGGTGCGTAACTGTTCATATATGTGTTGTACGGATTGTGCTGCGTGCGCGAAAGAACAAATTCAGGAAGCACGTTTACATATGCTGCAATGGATTCGATACCAGATTCGGCAGCATTAAGAACTTCTCCAAGACCAAACGTAGGATTTCCGTATCCAATTTTACCGTTAAGCGATAGCGTCAGGTTTTTGTTTATTGCGTCGCACTTTACGCCACCAAAAAACGCCAGCTCACGAATCGAAAACGAGTTGCCCGTCGCGGTTTTGTCGATTTTAATAACTGCTGAATCCTCTGAAAGCGTAATATCTGCCAACAACGTCCAATCGCTCGCACCACCGGAGTTTCCACCACCCCCCTCCATATCCACCGGCTCCCACTTGGTCGGCTTGCCGTTGGTGTCCACCGCCGTGATTTTGGCGATTTGGCCGACTTGTGCGCCGGTGATGCCGAGGGATACAGGCTCGTCGCCAAGCTCCGCCTGTACACCGCCTGCAACAACTGCCTCTGCAATCTCTGACTTGTCCGCAGGCGTCAGCGTGTAGCTGTCGCCCTTTGGACCTTGTGCTCCGTTCATCACGTTTGCGGATGTCGTTCCGGTCTTGTCCTTGATGATGATCTTCGCGCCGCCATTGATCGGCGTGACCGTCGCCTCCGGGCTGTAGCCGTCTTTACCGGCTGCTCCGTCAGCGCCCTTCTCGCCGGGATCGCCCTTTTCACCGCGAGACGGTTTCTGCGTGTCGATGTCGCCGAGATACCAGTTCCCGTTTGCACCGATGGTCGGCGTGAGTCCGTCCTTTCCGGCGGGGCCGGTCGCTCCATCCTTTCCGGGGTCGCCCTTCAAGCCTTGGATGCCCTGCGGGCCTGTATCACCCTTAAGCTCGCTCACGGCAATCAGGTTTTCCCACGTAACGCCGTCGTTAGAATACTGGATGTACCCGCCGGACACACGCATTTCAATCGTGCCGCCGCCAGAGCCGCCGCCCGTGCGTGCCGCCTCGTTGATCGCGGCAACAAGATTCTCCTTCGCTTTGGTGGTCAGCTTCGACAGGTCGCCGATTTGCGTCTGAATCGCCTCGAACCATGCCTTGCTCGGCGCGTCGGGCGCTTCCGCACCAGCCTCAAGCGCTTTCACAACAAAGAAGTCAAACTTATCGGATTTCGCAAGGGTATTCCCGACAAGCCACTGTAATTCACACTGCCCGAAGCCTGCTTTCTCCGTATCTGCGCGTGTGACAGCCCAGTACGCCGTGTCAGCCTCGATTGTAAGCGGAACGGGATACGCGGAGGCGTCACCTTTTCGCCGCGCCAGAAGCGAAGGAACGCCGTCAGGGAAGGTCTCCTTAAATGGAAGCAGAGAGAACGCTACGCGAACAGCCTCGTTTTCTCCCGTGTGCCCCAGCTTGATAGGTGCACGATGTGTTGCTTTAATTTCAATCATTACAGTTTTCACCCCTCTTTCAGTATCCGACAACCAAGACTCTGTGCGGTGCGATAGCGAACCTTGAAGAAACATCGCCGTAGTATCTGGACAACTCTATCGTCCCATTGACCACAGATACTTCCAAATACGCCTTTGCAACACGCGAATTTTTGAACGCAATCCAGCCTACCCCCTCCGAACTTCCCGCTAAAAACGAGGCGGTAGCGACCGAGCCGTCGAAGTAATACACTTCGCTAATTGTGGATACGCAACCGGCAGCCTCGCTCACAGATTGTATAAAAACAGCCGATACGCGTCTTATAGCAGTCCCTTGTATGACGATTTTGCTGTCATTAACCGGCGTAACGGAATCAAGATACACTTCCTTTGCGCCGGGCACTACAGCCTCGACAATCACCGGACTGAAACCATCTACGCCATCTGGAGGCGTGATCGTTTGCTTGACATCTGATGATTTTACGGTCTTGCTCTGTATGTTAGCGCCGCCGCCGACCATGTTGATAACATTCGCCATTACTGCACCCTCACTCTCAAGACCTGCACAGACAAATTCGTTGTTGGCACGGTATCGCATACAAACGTCATCGAGCCGTTAACCGTAACGTCCTTTGCCTTGATTTTCGACTTGCTGTACGCGTCTGCATTCCCCCACGTCGGCGCGACAATGTACTTATAGCCAGTGTTCAAAAACAGGCTGTTCGAAACAGTCTGCTGTTTGTTCGACCAGCCACCAGTGCTTAAAACAATGTCAAACGCTTTCGGGGTGGTATAAGCCGCGATGCCGCCTGCGCCCTTGATGGCATGGTCTGCGTCGTAATCGGAAGAAAGCATATCACCCGTGCCAGCTCCGGAAGCGCCCCGGCAGTATCCCGCATCCTTTGTCGTGCCGTCCGAAAAGCTGAGAATCAAATGATACTGCGAATCGATAGACGCGCCTGTGACGGATACGCCGTCATTTCCCGTGACTTTGCCAGCATCAATATTTGCTCCGCTCGTCGTATGCAGAATCAGATGCCCGGCGGCATTGACCGTAGCATTGTTGATTTTCGCCGCTTCCACACCTGCCGCTCGCGCAAGTTCTTTCAGCGTCGAGCCTCGAATGACCTTCGTTATTCCAGTCTGCGAAACAAGAAGGAGGTCATTATCACCAAAACTGGAAGCAACGTTGAAGTCGGATATTTTCTTGTACACATCAGCCATTGTCTATCACCTCTTTCTCAGCGGAAATGAGCTTGTCCAGCTCGTTATTGATTGCCACAACGGCGTAGCAATCGTCGCGCCCTGAAACGCGGATTTTATTCAACGTTTCCTTGATCGCGACAAGGGATTTCAGTTTTTCGCTCATATTACCGTCCCTGTTCCGTTCTTAAATTTCTTGATCGTGTGATTCGTAAAGTCAATTAAGAATCCGTCACGCCAGTTCCGGTCGCCTATCCAAAGTCTGTGCGCGGATTCCTCAAAGACCTTCTGCACGATTCCCGGCGTCGTATTACCTAGTTCCAAGGTAGGCGAATCATTGATTACCGCGAGTCCCATTTTGAAGGTGTTGTCCGTGTAGACCTCAAGACCAGTCGCAGTGATCTTCGCATACTCTTTTCTCGACTCCTGCGCGTAGATGTTGCAGCCTACAATGTCGATACCATAAAGAGAACCTACCGTGATCTCGTCCGCGTTTATGTTCTTTACGGCGATTTTATCCGCATCGATAGAGCCGATTTTCACGTCGCCAGTGATGGATACGCCGTCCTTCGACAGCGTGATAGATGCGCCGTTCTCGCCTGCGGTATAGGAAAGACTGAGGCTATTCAGATTCAGGTCTATCGCGGCCTGAACGTCCGCTGCGTCGGCCTTGCCTTCTACGGAAAGACGGATTTGTTCGGTGGTCTTTTCAATGCGGCTCTGACTTGTGGCAAGTCGGCGTTCCTCTCGCGTCCTAGACTGATACGGATATTCGTGGTTTACCTCCATATCAATCGGTGCTTCAATGCTCGCACCCATAGAGACGCCGATTGTAAAGACAGCAGAGGCTAAAATGGCGGGATTCCCGTTCGGGCTGACGCTATCTCCAAGTTCCAGTGCAGGGTTTATGAATGCCGTCCCAGCGCTGTATGGAAGGTATCGCACGCCGTTCAGAATGCCTTTTACATAATTGCAAATGTCCTGCGTAGCATAGATGCAGTCCGCTTGAATTTCGTATCCGGATGCGCCGGAGCTGTACTGTGTGTTCCCGTCTGGATACAGCGTGACCTTACCGATGGTCTGAACATCGGAAAGAATGTCCAGAGACGCGACGCGCGTTTTCTCGACCGTTGCAGGAGAAGCGATTCGGATGAGCCGGAGCTTGTTATTTTCGGTAATAACGAAGTTGCCGCCGGATGCCGCCGCAATCCCGCAAAGCACCTCACGCATCGTGTAAAGCCCAACAGGGCTGTCAATGCTGTACGGGGCTATCTGGTTTCGGCTATCGACCTGAATGCCCATAGCGTTTGCTATGTACGACACAGCATTACTCATGGTCATAGAGCCAGCAGAAGAAGGGAAGCCCTGCTCTGCTGTAAGCATTTTGTCGTATGCCGTGATGGTCATAAGACCGTTTGCCGCGATTTCCCTCGTGTCGATGAAGAATGTTCCGAATGGAATCCAGTCTGTACCGACAGAGTATGTTGAGGCGAGTACAAAGCCATCATCTGTTTTAATGACATTTGATGCCTCGTCAGTGATGACCGTCGTAGGGTCATAATTTGTCAGCCTGACATAGCACTCTATCTTTGCCGCAGGGGGTATCGCCCCCTGCGGTCTAAACACCATGTCGAGCATTGCCGACGTTGCCTGACCAATGGTCAGCTTGTCCATCATGGACTTTGTGATTTGCGCGGATTTGATAGAGCCGTAGGTGTATGTAACGCCGTTTATAACCGCCTTGAACTCGGTTCTGTGGTCAAGGTTGAAAACGTCGTTCCAATTACTCGGGACTGTCTGCATAGAATCACCTACTTTTCAACAAGCGGGAACGCAACCCCGCTCCAAAACTCGCGTCCGTCTGGCTTCTTCATACAGAAAGATGCCGGGTTGTTGTTAGAGTACATTGTTTTCGTTACAACGCGCCCTTCCTGCGGGTCTGTATACTCGACCTGCACAAAAACCGGCATGATCGCGGTTAGAAGCTCAGACGCTTCGGAAAGAAGCAGAGGGCGGCATGTAATGTCAATTCTGACCTTTGTTGCAACGCGGGTGCGCTCCATAACACCGTCAAGCATACGCCCGGTGTCAGGCGAGTCAACGTCGTTTCTCGTCCACTTAAAGCCGCCGAATGCAATGTAATCGGTTATGTCCAAACCATTTATCTTTACTTTCATACGGCCTCCTTACACGCCGGACAGAGCCGCTCCGTACATGCGGTTTCTGCGGTTCTGCCCTGCTGTGATTTCCTTTCCGTCAAGATAAATGTGCGTATCTCCGTTACGCATACCCGACATCAAAGGCGCAATCGCATTGTAAACGCCATTGGAAACAGCCTCTACAATCTGGTCGTTGTTCGCGACAGCCGACCTGCCGCCGATAGAGCCGACCAGCTCCGGCCCGGACTCTCGTGCATAGAAAAGCTGACCGGATGTGACAAAGCCGCCGGATGCAAATTTGCCGACTGTGGCATTTCCGCTACGTCCGAACTTTCCTTCGCGTCCGCTTCCCCCACCGCCAATCATGAAAACACTTGAGACGCTTTGTTTCCACATATCAAGAGTACGCTGTACGCTCGTTTCCCACCAATTCTTGATGTTTTCCCACGCTTTCTTAATTGGATAAAAGGCATTCTCGTAGTTCGGTTCCTCTGGGTGGAAGAACTGCAAACAGGCTGCATTGACCATTCCGAGTCCAATCGCCGTGTGCCCTGAAAAAAGGAGAACAACACCGATTGCACATTTCCCGAGCGGTGTACTCGCGTCTTTCTTTATTGCCTCCCATGTCCTTGTAAGGAACTTCCTAATGGAATCCCAGTTCGCAACACCTACCGTGACAAGCCCAGCAAGACCGGATATCATAAGGCCGATTCCGAGCGGAATGTTCGCGCCTGAAAACGTCAAAACAGCACCGAGGACAAGATTGAATGCGGACAGCGCAGCCATAATCGCGCCGAGCGTTCCTTGTAGCGCGTTTTTTACTTCTTCCCAATCAAGGGCACATGCAGCACCAAGTATAGCTGCACCGGCTATAATAAGACCAATTCCAAGCGGGATATTCGCACCGGAGAATGCGAGCAGAACGCCGATAACCGCGATTCCAAAACCTACCGCAACCATGATCTTCATTATCACAGTCCGTAGCTTTTTCGGGATTTCATCCCACTTTTCAGCGATTTCCTTTCCGAATATGACTGCTCCGGCAATCATAAATCCGATTCCAAGTGGAATGTTTGCGCCGGTAAATGTCAGAAGCGCACCGATTACAAAAAGGCCAAGGGCAGTTGTCAGGATGCCGATTACCGAGTGAATGAACTTGTTTATAGCGTCTATGATTTTCTGTGCCTTCTCGGCATACTTCTTCACCTTTTCGCTTATTTCCGCTTCCTCGAACATATTCGAGAAGTCAGCGCCTGCCGCGCCGCCGCCGCCCTTGTTCTCGGCGTTCAGACGGTTGATTTCATCGAATCCGAGAAGCGTCTTTTGCAGTTCCTTTGCCGCGCCGGTCGCCGTTTTCAGACTCTTTGCGTAGTCAACCGTGCTTTTCTTCGCCTTTGTGAACGTGGTTTTACCCTGTAACGCTTGAAAGAACATATTCACAGCGTTTGCCGCGGTAATAAACGCGCTTGCAATCGTGTTGATAACAGGAAGAAGCGCTGTCAAAATCGGCATCAAAGCCGCTCCGAGTGTGTTTTTGACTTGCAAAAGCGTTGTCGCATATTCGGACATTGTGGCATTCGCAGCCGCAGCATCCGTGCTGTTCAATGCCGCACTATACATGACAAGATTGTTTGCGCCCTCTTTTGCTGCCGTAGAAATCGCCTTTATAGCAGAGCGGACAAGGCGGTACATCGCAATTCGCCCGAACATCTTACCGACTTTGCCAAGCGGAGAAACGAGACCACCAAGTTGAGATTTCAAAACAGAAAGCCCACCTGATGCTTTCTTTGAGAATTTAGAAACACTCTCGGTTGCCTTTTCCGCATCTCTTGCCGTCCTTGCAACATCAGCACTCGTGGAATTGATATTTACGCTTCCGCTGTCCCCGCGTGGAACTTCCGGCGTAGACGCGCCTCTTGCGGATGCAGTCGCTCCCGAAAGAGAACGTACATTCCGCGCCGCTTCGCGAAGATTCGAGAAATCGATGCCGGAAATGCTTTGCAAGGTGCTGAGCGTCGTTGAAAGGCCGCTGTTTGCACCTGTAATGCCGTTCAGCTCTGCTCCGAGCCTGCGTATCTGGTTGACGGCAGCAGTAAGGCCAGCACCGCCGGATGCAGCAGTTTTCAAGTTTGTCAATGCGGTAACAAGCCCTTGTATTCCGCTCGATGCGTCGGACGCATTTTTCTTGATTTCAATTTCCAGTGTTTCAACTGTTGCCACTCATACCACCACTTTTCTTTTTGAAGTCTCGCTCCATTTTCTTGAAGAATGTGATTGCCTTTTCTCTTTCACGCTTCGCTCGCGCCTCGCGTTCCTCCGGCGTGTCCTGCGTGATTTTCCTAGGCTTGCTCGGATATTCCGCAGGCTTCTTTCCCTTCGGTGCAAAAGCGTTTGAAAGCGCGATTGTGATTGCATCAAAAAAATAAACGCCTTGGAGCCAAAGTTCATAATTTTTGCTCTCAAGACGTAATCTGTCTGCTTCGATATAAGGTTTCATCTTGGCGGGATTCATATTCCAGAATCCCGCCTCGTCGATTCCGATCATGAGACATTGCGGAAGATACGTCTCAATGCACTCCTCACGAAAGGATGCGTAGTGCTTTTTTACGCAGTTTCCGTCTGGCTCTCGCTGTCCGCCGTTTCCGCTCTCTTGGACAGAGCCTGAAAAAAACCGCTTTCCTCGACGGCCTGACGAAGAACATCTGCAAGTTCGTCTATACTGCCGCCATTCATGACGTGCTTCTCGATCTCGTCTCCTGCCTGATCTGCCTTTTTGTCCATGCACATAGCCGCATAGGCGCGTACAAACATGATGGACTTGGCCTCGATCTCGGACATCGGGATTCCCATGTCCTCAAACTGGCATACCGTGTTGAAGGTGATTTCCTTCGTCGGGTACGCTTTACCGTTGATTACGATTTCCTTCTGCATACTCATTCCTCCGATAATTTAAGCCGCAACGGGCTTTACTGCTGTATCCCAACCGATATTGCCGGTCGGCGTGATATACGCGCTGTTTTCAAGCACGCTGTCCACCTCAGCGCCTGCAAAGCCGAGCGGAGACGGGTTGCCGGTGAAGAAAAATGCTTTCGTCAGGCCGGGAATGTAGAACTCCCACCACATTTTCTTTCCGGCCTCTGCGGCGGTCTTGTACTCCTCGTAAAGCGCGTCCCATGTAGTCTGAAGCTCCTCGGTCATGTTGAACAGGACAGCCAGTGCGCCGCCGGGGTCTTTCAGACCGTCGATATACGTTTTCCACTCCAACGCTTCGAGCGGGGTCGTTTCCAGCGTGGAAGGTTCGGGGTTCATGTCCGGCAGGCTCTTCGCGCCCTTGACCTGATTGAACGTCGACGGCTTTGTACCGGCGGTCTGTTCAACACCATAGCCAAGCAGAATGCCAGCCGTGCTAAGTTCGATTGCCATATGGCTACCTCCTTAAAAGTCGTTTATTTTCGTCTACGACCGTCCGATACCGCGCGTTCATCCTGTAGATGGATGTTTCCGCGTTCGGTAATGTCATCGGCTGCCTGCTCAAGCGGGCAAAACCGAGTTCTGACATTTTCTTGTCGATCTCCTGCATGATTTCTTTTGCTTGCGTTTTTCTCCCGCTCTTGAGATTGCTGTACACATTCACCTCATACATGAGCTGAGAATGGTGTGAACCTTCTGAATCTAAAGCTGCCAAAAAAGCAGAGTTGTCTTCTTCGATAATGCTGACAGCAGGGAAGGATTCAGGCGCGTGGACATATTCGCCAGTTATGAAAATGTCACCGAATTTCGCAGAAAGCGCCGATGCAACAGCATCGAACACATCTGTCTCAATGTCAGGAACCACCTGTGAACACCCCCCGCGCTATTCGCAAAATCTCCTGCTGTAGTTCTTTCCCGGTCTGATACATTGTCGCGGACGGCGGATTGCCGTATGTGTGCAAGCCGCCCTTGCTTTTCGGAAGATACCATCCGTTCGGGTCATCCCAGTGTCCCTTTCCGGGGTATGTGCCGGGGCCGTATCCCATTGGGTCAGGATGTCCATAGCCGTATGTGACGCCGGAACCGAACTCGATAAACAGAACAGATTCACCGGACGCAATGATGGAATATCCGTTTTCTATCGGCTCGACCGATATGGAAACGTCTTTTTCTCCCGTATATATGGCGCGGGAAAAGCCTAGTGAAGCCTTTGTAGCGCCCAACGTCGCAAGCCTACGAATCACTTCGTCAATTTTCCTGTCCCACTCCGCGTCCAGCTTCTTTATTTCTCTGATTGCCTTGTTGATGGATACGGCGTTCAGCTCTACCGTTATTTTCTTCACGACACAGACACCTTCTTGATTGCAATGGTAGTGCTGTTGATAGACCGTGCGATTTTTGCAACAACATAGTCCCACGGCGTATCTGTCGAGCCGTCAGAAGCGATTTCCGGCGCTTTCTCAATCCACAGAACCGATGCCTCGTCTATGCCGAGATTCCTGTCACAGCTCGTTATCGTCCTGTCATAGTCAGCGTTTATCCCGAAATGCTCGTCATCCAGAGATCCACGCGCCGCAGAAACATTTTCCATCGCCTTGACCGGATTCCCGTATCGCGTCACATACTGGCCGGTTCGCTTCCCGCCGGAAAGAATTTCCTCGCTTCCGACAAGGTTTGCGTACCAGAACGTCCTTTTGTTGCGTCTCAGTGATCTCAATACGCCACCACCTTTGCGCAGACGTTGTTTCGGATGTATGCCACCATGTCAGAATGCTTGAACACTCTGGAAATGCCGTTCTCGCTGTGGGATGTCTGGTTCTCCGTGCCGATCAGGTTGTATCCGGCGATGACTGCCATGATCTGGACTGTATCGTAGTTAGGAGAAACACTCTCAGCACCAGACCATGACAGGATTTCGCTTTCGGCCATAGACAGGTACGCACCGATCAGCTCGTCTTCCGCGCTCTCGCCCAAAAGGAGTTCAACCGTTCTGATTTTTTCGTCAAACGTCACGATGCGCACCCCCTGTCATCAAGCGATGGTGTACCAGCCCTTGTCCTTGGGGCTGTCGCCGGAAGCGGGCGTAACGGCAACATAGCCGACGCCAGACTTCGCATAGTAAGTCTTGCCGCTGTTTACGGACGTATCCTGCGATGCGGTCGCCGTGCCCTTGAAAATCTTCACGTCCTTGGTCTCGTCGGTGAGGGCGGCAATGTAATACTTGCGGGAGAAGATGGTATTCTCGCGCTTGTTCGCCGCTTCCTCGGATCGGGTGTTCGCGGTGTTCTGCTCGATCTCCACGCCCTTCTTGTTGAACAGCGTGACAGCTTCCTTCGTCGCCATGTACACAGAGCCGCTCGTTGCGTCCTTCTTGGTAAAGACGTTCACACCGGCAACCGTGCCGACGTAGCCGCTTCTAGCGAACGCCTCGACATACTGAAGGGTGTCCTTGAGTTCCTTCCGCAGCTCCGCAACGTCAGACGGGCTGACAAATGCAAAGATGCTCGTTCCTTCGAGGTTTTCGAGGTTAAGCATCGCCTGTGCGTCTGCGAAAGCATCGAAATTCAGTTTCACGACGGGAACAACGATGGTTGCCTTCGCGAACTCGCCGTAAACATCGTCGTTGACGGTGTTGAACATGTCGGAACCGGCGCGGCGCATACCGACGGGGACGATCATCGGGTCTTCCATTGCGTCCTCGTCAAAATACTTGAAGCGGTTCTGCGCCAGCTTGATTTCGTAGTCCTTCGGCACATAGCTGACCTCGATGGTCTTCGTGTTGCCCTCGCCCTTCTTAAGCTTTTCCGTACCGGCAGTCGCAGAATAGCGGTTGATCTTGCGAATCATGCCAGCAACGCCGGTCAGAGTGTTGTCTACCGTGCAAAACTGCTGGAGATCGAGGTGGGAATTGTACTGGTCTTCGACCTCATTCGAGAGGAAGAAATTGCTGTAAGGTTTGTTCGGCATAGTTTAGTTACCTCCGTAAAGTTTTTCGTACTGTTCCGGGTTCTTCTGCGAGAACTCGTATCGTTCTGCTACGCTCATCTTGCGCAGGCTATCGATGGTAACACCGGCGTCTTTCCCGGCAGGGGGCTTTTCGTTGCCAGCAAGATTCTCTGCGTCAGCAGCCGCTTTAAGCGCTTCGTTGTGCTTCTGCTGATTCGTAAAGACAACATCCATCTTTCCGTCTGCAAGCGCTTCCGCTGTTTCGGTCGCGAGCTGTTCCGCATAGCCAAGGCCGAGGAATCTTGCCTTGTAGTCGGCAACGACCTTCTCTTTTCTGAGCTGTTCAAGCTCCTCCATGATCTTTTCCTCGTTTGCCGCTCGCTCTGCCGCCGCCGCTTCGTCCTCCGTCATCTTCGACTTGAGCTGTTTAGACAGGTCTGCCGCCTCAGACGCCTTACGGTCGAACACGGACTTTTCAACGTACTTCGACATGTCGACCGGATCGGCGAATTCCATGCCTGTAATTGCCTCTCTGGCCTCCTGCGGGAGCGCGTCGAAATTGGGGATTTTACTGGTGTCGATTTTCATAATTCATTCTCCTTTGGGATTTAAGGCTTCTCTGCCTATTCTTTTTGGGCTTTTTTCGCTGATCTCCCAGCGTTTGGGTTTTAGGCTCTTCTCTGAGCTAAACAAAAAATGGCCGACAAGAAGGAAATACCCTCTCGTCGGCCATGCCTTGCCGCTTCCATCGGTCATCAGTTTACCGATAGGCCGATATTCAGTTATTTGTCCGGTCTGTGCTTCACTTTCCGAGATACTTCAACGACGACAATACCGGCTTTTTCGTTTTTGATCTCGGCGATACCGCCGTTTTTCAAAATTGCCTCGATTGCGGCCATCACTTTTTCGTCTAACAAAGTATCACTCCCTCACAGGCTCTAATACGCACCTGCATCCGTAATGTGCCTTCGGCGGCACTTTGTCTATGTCGTAAACAACGCCGTTTCGCTTCCTGCACTCCTTACAGACACGGTTGTCTCCCATCGTTACCCATCGGACGCGACGAACGCCGCTGTCTCGGAACGCATCACGCATCGCCGCATCGCAAGCGCCGATTCCGTACTGCGTTGTCTGCTGCCACCAATACGCCGCAGAGCGTTTCAGATCGTACTGAAAGTCCTCTCTGCTGTCGTACTCGCGGTCTGTTAGGATACATTCGTTCAGCCGCATCCGGCGTCGAGCGACCTCGTTTTCGTATATGTAGCGCGTAACCGGATTGTATTCCTGCAAGTACGCATCTACCCACTTTGCATCAATTTTTCTTCTCTTTCCGGAAAAACCGAGCGAAGTAGCCTGACCGAATGCGAAAAGATACGCAAAGTATCCGCTGTCCAGATACAGCTTTTTATTTCTCTCCGAAAGCCGTTTGTACATCTGCGCGGTCGTTTTCCGCGTGTTCAGCACGTTAAGCTCGTCAAAGCCCATCAGAGACAGGCGGTTGAACTCACGTCGTAGGCTGTTCTTCACCTTCGGAAGCTCTTTGTCAAGATTCTTGTAAATCGTCGTCATCGTCGTCATCGTCGCTCACCTCTTCCGGCTCCCATTTCTGCATCTGTTCGTGGTAGTAAGCCTCCGACATGTTGAACGCCGATTGCGGGTCAGAGAACAGGCCGCAATGCTCGAAGGCAAGTGCAGGGTGAATGTGCGGGTTGTTGAGCATGGAAACAAGCACCTGAGACTTGCTTTGAATATTATCGTAATTGTGCCGCGTGAATTTAATATCCACGTCTTTCAGCATAAGAGATAAACCGACCGTTCTCTTGATGATGGCAAGCGCGATCTTAAGAAATTCTCTTTCGGAACGCTTGAAGTTTGCCTCGTCGGACTTCGCCCTTGCCTCAGCCGTTGACCATCCGTCACGGACAATGACCGCCGCTCCCGTGTCGCTTGTGCTTGTGCCGCCGTTTCTGTTCGGCATACCGACGATCTCAAGAACCTTCTGGTAAAGATCGTCGATCAAGGTCTGCGTCTGTGTCTGGTTGAGCTGTTCGTTCAGAACCTTGATATCGGCCTTGTTCTCACCGAAGGATTTCAGAATAATAAGCCCTGCGTCTCGTAGATTCTTCGCCTTTTCCTCGTCGATCTCTGCGTTATACAGAACCATAAGAGACTGTATAAACTGGTCTACACCGTCGATTCTATCGCTCTGCGTCGCGTTGATCGCGTCCAAAAGCGGGAGTACGATTTCAAACGCGCCCTGTCTAGCATTGTTCAAGACATATTCGACAATCGGGATATACCGGACGGAGTTTGGGATCTCCTTTACGATACGCCCGACTCCGTTTATGCCTCCGCTCTCGATCTCGAAGTACGTCGTGTCCGTCCAAACGCTATAAACAACCGTCAAATCGTCCTTTCTGACGTACTTGACGCCCATAACTGGCTTTTCCCCGATTCCGGAGTAATGGACAACAAACGCGCCGCGCGGGTCTAGGCAGTGCACAGAGAACGGCGCATCGTCTCCGAGGTCTGGCTTCTCTCCGACAGAAAGCGCAGGAACAGCCTTGCCCTTGATTGCGCTATCGTTCGGAAGAATGAGCCTGTACCCGATGCCGCAGATATAGAGCCATTCCGCAATCTCGTTGTCTACACATGCCTTGCTGCACAGCTCCATGATGTCGTTCAGCTCGCCGACCTCTTTGCTTGTGTCCGTGTCCGACCGGCTAACGTATTGGATTGGCTCTCCAAGGAGATACCCCGTTTTGAAGGACACAATCTCGTTCGCGATGTTCTCCACGATCTTGTTGCAGATTTCAGGACGGATTTCCTTTGTCCTCTGCAAAACAGGCTGGTTGCCCTTGAAGTAATTATACAGGTACTCAATATCTCCGTAGTTGGAGATATGGTCGTTCATTGCCGCCTCAAGCACCGCAAGGACATTACCCCTGTCTACGCGCTCGATGTCGGTTTTGATTTTTGTTCGTCCAAACTGCATAACATACCTCTTTTTGTCGCAGGCGGCAGGAATCGAACCTGCTAACCGAATTGCTGCCCATTCGAGCTTAACCATCTAGCTTCCGCCTGCGTATTGGTGGGCCGTCTCGGACTCGAACCGAGATATTACCGTTTATGAGACGGTCGCTCTAGCCATTTGAGATAACGGCCCTTGGCTGTCTTCCCGCTTAGATTATCACATCACCGATTGCCGCTTTACATATGCGGCACCATTACGCTGAGGCGGTTCCCTCCCACGGTGCAGTTTTCAGCGAGCATTGTCATTCTCTGTATGGCTCGACAGGCGCTCACACATCATCCGGGCGCGACCCGGCCTCTGGCGGTGGACGTAAGTGTCGAACTCAACAGCTCTCGCTGCGCGCTGTGTTCAAAGCAGGCTCCGGGCCGCCCGGATTCATCCACCGTATGGCGGGGCATGAAGGATTTTAACCTCCGACCGTCGGATTAACAGTCCGATGCTCTTCCAACTGAGCTAATGCCCCATAATTCTGCACCTGCCTTGACCGCCGGAAACCCGACGGCCAAAGAAACAGGAAGAAGAACATGGCTCATGGCAGCCAAGGCAGATGCAGAACTTCTTTATCCAATAATAGCATATTTCATTGCATATTTTACTGCATTTGAAACATTGCTTCTCTCAACATTGCACGCAGGCGTGCACGAATTTAGAACACGCGCTTCTTGATCTCTATCTGAGCGGAGCCGTGATAGAGTTCGTCGGCTAACATTGCTAGGCTGTCCGGCGCGTCGTCGTGCGTATTCTTTCCCGTTTGGGAGAAGGTACACACTTCGCGCATAAACTCGTCGTATTCCGGCGTTCGATGCTCCTTATCCACGAAATAGAATCGCTTGATCTCCGGAGAATACTGAATTATACGGCCTAGCTTGCTTTGATTGTTCGGCGCTCTCTGAGAGGTGATATTCGTTCTCACGCCGATTGCCCGGAGCATCCTGTCTACAGTGGAAGCATATTCACCGCCGCCGTTATTCGCCTCGAAGCGTTCTTTATGGGGCTTGTGCTCCTTCGTGCGATTGACGATCATCGGCTGTGTAACATCTTTCGTTCCCTTGCTGAAGATTACGTCGTGTATATACACACTCCCGTCCGATGCGATATACGCAAACGGCATTGCGAGGCTGTCACCGCCGCCCCACGCAACGTCACACACAGAGACCTTATAGAAATCACCGTCTGGAAGAACGCCGTTATAATAGCGTAGAGACTCCGCAGGGAACAAAAGACCTTCTCTGACATACGGCTTGCCTTGATACTTCGCACACCACGTCGCATCGTCTATACTCGCCTTCATGTCCTTGTAATACTCCGTAGAGAATCCAAGGCCGTATTGATAGTTAAAGTTCGACTCACCCTTTTCGTTAAGGGCAGGAATTACCCGGAAACGATACCTCGGATTTCCGGAATACTGTTCCTCTATCCGTCCGAGCGGGTCTGCTACGTTCCACCTTGTACCTACCATCAGCTCGAAAGCTCCGTCCTTCTTTCTGTCCTTAAGCTGATTGAGATACGCGTCGTATTTCGCCTGCAATCTAACAGGGTTCAAAGACTCCTCCAAGTCCTCGATCAAGTCGTCTACATACAGACAGCCGCCTGTGCCGACTTCGACCGCGCCCGTTAGCGTTCCTCCAACCGAACGCGCCGTAAACGTCGGAAACCGCTTCTTCCTTTCAAGGTCTATCGTCTCGTTCTTTGCAGAATTGTCTACGACCTTTACGCCTGGAAACACGTCCGACCAAAGATACGTTTCCGTGTCCGTCAGAATGTTCATTGCCTCTCTGTAAAAGCCGTCTGTCAGCTTATCCGAATGGCCTGACATGACATTTGCAACTGAAGGCCGCTTCCCCATAATCCAAGTCATGAAGAATATGCAAAGCGTCGATTTCCCGACTCTTGGAGGCAGAGACACGCCCAAGAAGTCTAACTTCCCGTCGTTCAAATCCTGCAAGTCTTGTACAAGAGGTCTAAGTGTAGCCCGCCTAGGAACATAGAAGCGCTTCTCCTTCTCCCTGTTCCACTCCAAGTACACACAGTACGAATCGAAATCGTCCTTTGCTGCCAGCAAATACGTCTTTTTGTTTATTTCGTAAAATTTTAATACCGCCTCCGAGCTTCCCGAATACCTTACCTGCAATGCCGTCGCATTCCTCAGCCAAAGGTTATGCTCGAACGCCTTTTCCTTATCTTCCTCCCACATCGCCCTGACAACATCGAAATAGTCTCCGTATGCTGTGCTATCCTCGGGGTGCAGCTCTATATGACGCTTTATCCTTCTTAACGTCTCTTCGTACATGCCTCTCCTCCAAAACAAAAAGAGCCGACGCAAAGCGTCAGCCCTTCTGTGCTGCTTACACTGAACCGTTTATCAGTGCGTTATTACAAGGCAACATTGGGGATGCCTTTTTACTTTTTCGGTGGTAAAAGGGTTCACCAGCGCTGGTGGCGGCGGGCGCTTTCCCCCTCCGGTATGCACTCTGTATGCGTGCATATTATACGCCCTATTCACTGCATATCTGTATAATGTTCAATGTTACCGTTGTTTACTCATGTTTGAGCAACTTTTCGCAGACAACGAACGCAACAAAATAGATATTTGGTTGCGTTATTCGTTCGCGCCCTCTGGCAGTGCCTCCACATCCGGCAGGGCATCCCGGTATTTGTCCGCGATTGCATCAGGACTAGCCCCATCATCTAGTGGATTATGCGGAGAAAGCACAACATCTTGTGTATCTTTGTATCCGAACATGTTCTTACCAATGAAGATACCGGATGCAGGGTTGATCTTGCCGGCCTGCATCCAATCATTCCAGAGGGATTCAAGCACAAACATAGCCTTTTTTATCACCGGTAGGTGTGTTGTGCTCCTGTAGTCCCCTGCTCTCCATTTGCGAATAGTAGTGGCATCAACGCCCAGCCATAGCCCCATGCCGGGAACGCTTGGCTTTGCATCCTGATTGATGCAGAATTCGAAATATTCTTGTATGCGATGCTCCACCTGTTTTGGATCGCTTATGTCGATCGGCGGGAGATCCCATGCAACCATAGCATTGCGCAGATATCGGGCATTGTCTCCCGGCTCGATGTGCTCTTGTCCAAAGTTGGCCAGATCCGGCCTGTTGCGCTTGCGCTTGGGCTTTGCGATCTCGGCGGGCTTGTCAGTTGCCGCCAGCTTGTCGGTTGCCATGATTATCACCTCAAAATCAAAATTGCGCTTTTGCGTTGCTGCTACGCGCAAGCTAGCTTGCGGCGCTGCTGCTAGCAAAAGCATAACATTGCTCAGGGTAAAAAAGCAAGTGTTTTTGCCTTGTGCGCGGGAATCATTGCACACATGTGTGCAACACTTGCGCCGTGCGAGCCGCTGACGCTCTCGCATTGCGAGGACTGGCAGTGCAGCCGAAAAGAAGAACACCGGCCGCCGCTAATCGGTAGCCGGTGCTTTGCCCATCCGCTCTCGGACGGCCTCCAATATGTACGCTTGTACGCTCTGGCCTGCCTTGGCTGCTGCGTCCCTGATCTCGCGCCCCTCGTCCATGGTGGGGCGGATCATGATGTTATCGCGGCTTGCATTCCAGCGGGCACTAGCTCGCTTGTGCGCATCGCTTACGGGCATGTTATCGCCTCCTTTGGATTTGAGTATACCACGGCGGGCGCGTAACCGTAAACGTGTAAAATTGCACAAAAAGCTGACGGTTATTTGTGCATGTTTTTACTCCGCGGCTGTTGACATTATAACCGTTAACGTGTATAATAAGCATGTAAACAAGAGATACCAATCGCCCCGCAGATCACGTGGGCGAGACTTAAGGAGGAAATAAAAAATGGCAAAGATGTATTTTGTGGAAACAAACGGTGGCTTTATGACAGTTGCCACCGCAACCGATCCGGAGCATGTGCGCGAGGATGGCAGAGCCTGCTACATGTGGCAGGACGGGCACGAAGAAAACTACCCGCTTAATAATCCGCATTCCCGGCTTCTGGGCGGTTGAGCCGATCAGCCGCACCACATAATCTTAAATCAGGAGGAACAAGCAATGAAAATCATTAACAACTGTGAAGAATTCCGCGTGATCGACCTTTTGAACCAGTACGACGATCTATACTTTGAAGGCCTGAACATCTCGGCCCATCCGTACCGCGATAGCCTTGTAATTATCGACTTGGCGAACGCGATGCAGAACGGCAAGACCTGCACGCGCTGGCTTTTCTCGATCAGCCCGTGGAAGATGGACGCCGACCGCCTCTGCATGACAGAATATGTGGAGATGGCCGCGCCGGAGTGCGACACCCTCGCGGAGCTTGTGGACTGGCTGAGAGCCGGGAAGCCCTTGCAGGAGGTGGACGGCCTGACGGTTTCCCTTGGCGAGCAGCCGAGCAACCGCACATTTTCCCCGTTCGCCCCCGTGAAGCCCGTGAAGCTGGGCGACCGCCTGACCGCCGCAACGATTGCAAAGGCCATTCGCGCCGGACAGATCGTCGCAGGCCGAACCGATGGCAGATACACTGACGACTACGCATTCGACGCCGCTACAGACTTCGGGCGCGGAGAAATCGACGTGCAGGCGTTCGCGAAGGACATCTACGAGAACCCGCGCGGCTGGCGCTTCTGGTGGCACGACGACACCCGGCGCGAGATCGTTGCAGCGTGCCACACGTTTGATTACAAAACGCTAGCGGTGGCGGTCTGACCGCCCCGCACGGGATGGAGGGCATAACATGAAAAATCTAATCATTGACTTCTGGTACGGCGACACAATGGCGAACTGCGACAGAATCGACTGTTTTTTCTCGGATTGCGATTGTGTTTATCGTGGCAACTTTTACAAAAACGGCCGGGCCGTTGTGGACTTTACGGCGCGCACGTTGCAGGCAATACAGACTGCATGGCTCTCGTCTCACGGAATCAACAAGGAGGGATGAGCAATGACATATTTCTACATCGCCGTACAGGTACGGCAAGACCGCAACGAACGGTTATTTACGCCGCGCCCGTCCCCGGAGTACGCCCCCGGCTATTATGCCGACATTATCCGCTGTGCCGAGTCCGATAACCTCGCGAGCGTTCTCGATCACATCGGCGGGCTTGTTTCTGCGAACATCTTCCCGACGAAAAAGCGGGCGCGAGAGGTCGCGGACTATTGGAACAGGCGTTTCATGGAGAATGGAACTTATTTCTTCGATGGAGGTAAAACAGCATGAAAATTACAAGCATGGGCGGGCAGGTTCCCGCCATGTTCGCGGACATGTTAGAGCAGCCGCATCTTCTGATTGCTGGCGCGTCCGGCTCCGGTAAATCCGTTCTGCTCAATGGTCTGGTGTGCGCCATTCTGCGACACCATCCGAACGAAAAGCAGATGATCCTGATCGACCCGAAGCGCACAGAGCTGAACGAATATGCAGGAATGCCGCACACGCTCCGGCACGCCACAGAGGGCGGCGAGATCATCGCGGCGCTTGATTATGCTCTTGGAATCACAGAGGCGCGATATAAGCGGATGCAGCGGCGCAGGCTTCGCACGTTCTGCGGTTCTGACGTGTATGTTATCATCGAGGAATTCGCCGACCTCATGACAACGATGAAAAAGCAAGCGCTTCCGGCCGTCCAGCGCCTTTGCCAGATCGGGCGGGCCGCAAGAGTGCATGTGATTCTGGTAACACAGTGCCCGCTTGCAACAATCATTCCAACAGCTGTAAAGGTAAACTTTACCGCCATTTGCGGCCTGCACACCGCCACACGGCAGCAGAGCAGAAATATACTAGATATGCCCGGCTTGGAGCTTTTGCCGCAATACGGCCAGTGCATCTATCAAACGCCCGCCGGAGTTTGGCGGTATGATGTCCCTTATACCGGATGCGACGAGATCGAAACGGTTACGGCGTTTTACCGGAAGCAACGCTCATTTCTGCAAAGACTCTTTGCGAGATAGGAACCCCCGCCCACATCGGGCGGGGTTCTTTTTCTGCGGTCTCACAAAGTTTATTCCGTGTCTCCGGTATCTTCTCTTCCCTCTTTGTTCTTCCCGTTTTTCTGCAATGACGCTCGCAGGAACGCAGTTATCAGGATGTTCGCCTGTTCTTCTGTTGCGCCCGCGTTTATCGTGGCTTTGTAAAACAGCAGCGACATTTCTGCAAGCGCTCCAACGGCGTCAAAAAGTTCTCCCATCATATCTGTATCCCCTTTACAAATTTGTCGTAGTACGTCGTAGCTACCGCCATAGCCGCCCACATGTCAGAGGAAAAGCCGAAGAAAAAGCCCGGTTGTTTCTTTGTGCCTTTTCCGAAGTTCGGCTGTCCGGGCGCGTAGCGGTCGGCAAGCGCCTGCCTGATGTTCGCATCCTTCGCACGCGGAGACGCGCAAAGGCACAGCTTTTCTTCCCGTCGGTATATGTACTGCATTTCCCGGAAATCCCTTGTGAGCGCCCGCTCCCAAAAGCGGCCTATCCATACACAGGTATCAAAGACTTCCTTGCCAACGGTCATACCCATCCCCGCGATCATCTCGATCACAAAGTCAATTTTTTCGCTTTCTGCGATGATCTGCATGATCTCGTGGTTTTCCAGTTTCCCGACGCGGAGCACTCGCGTTATGTCGCGCTCGTCGTACTCTGCAATAACAAAACCGCTCTCGATGTTTCCGGGGTCAATCGCAAGTATTTTTCCCATTTTCGTCCTCCGGCATGAAATTTTTCATTTCGAGCAGAAGCCTTTCTGCGTTTCGTATGTTCCTTTCTGCGCGTGTTACCGTCCGGCACACCGTTGAAGGATTCACTCTGTACTTTCTGGCGATCTGCCCCATGCTGTACCCGGACATATACAGCTTGTAAAAGTGTTTCTGCCGATCTGTCATAGCGTATCCAACTCAAACATGCCGCCATCGCCGCACATAAAGATCAGCTTTACAAGGTCTTTGAAGTTATGCGGATTCAGCCCTGTTTTCACCTCCACCATGCGAAGGTGATAATCAATGTCCTGTAGGCTCAGGAAACACGCTTCTGCGGTTTTCCTGCGGCTCATGTTGCAACGGGCGTATACCATCAATATATGTCTCTGCGTCCACGTAATGGCTCTCAAGGCTACACCTCCTCGCACTCGTTCCAGCGTACATTTACCCGGTGACCGTTCACGACGATCACATATCCGACATTTTTCCCGTACTGGTATCTTTCTGCGGTATACTCCGCGCCGAACTCCGGCTTGAACTCCGGGTACAGAAAGATTTCCTTCGTAATCCTGATTCTTGCCTTTCTGCATGTCTTGGCATCGTGCGTCCCGCAGTATGCCTTGTACTTGTTCTTCGCGTGCTTTCTGCGGTATGCCGTGTAGCATTCGGTGGAGCAATATCTATGCTTCGCGCCGTCATCATTTACGGCTTTCGTTACCGTATTTCCGCACCCGTGACAAACAAATGTCATTCTCATTCACTCCACCTCGTTCTTTCTGCTCGCGTAGAAGAACTTGTTGTAGGCATCGTATCTGTCCTGAATGTCGGTAAGTGCGACCGCGCCGTAAGTCTTAACAAACATAGTGTCGAAGAAGCACCGTTTCTCTCCGCACGGTTTCATCTCCGGGCAACCCGCTCGATATATGCAGTTCGGGACCAGAACGTCTGCAAGCTCCGGCTCGATCTCGTGCAGAGCTGCCTTGAAGTCCTCGGCGTACTGCCGCGTCTCAGGCGAGGACTGGTGGCACAAACGCTTTCGCATCGTATCAATCAATGCCTGTACATTTGCGTCTCCTGTGAAGTCAACAGGCGCGTCCTGCGGCAGATTGTCACGGTCAATCCCCGTGCGGTCTGAGCGCTGTGTCTTTACAAAACACTCCCATTTGTGCCGCGTCCAGTGCGTTGCTACCCAGCTCTTGATTCCGCGCCATGTCCACCTCACGCAAATGTCCCGAATCGGGCTGTGCTCTGCGATCAGGATTTTTCTCTTAAAGTCTGCGCTCGGCTCTTTACCAAGCGGCGGCTTGCCAACGGTCAGGCGGCAGTCAGAAGCGACTTCCTCCCAATCGCCCTTGATTTTAAGAATCTCTGTTTTCATGCTTCGCCTCCTGCTCCATTTCGACGGCAAAGGCAACTCTGCAAAGCGCATGTGCCAAATGCTCGTTTGTCTCGTCCCCGGCAAGCCAAGCGAATAGATGCGTCAAAGCGCGGCCTACATGCTCCTTTGCCGGAATCAGTTTGTAATTGTTCTCTGGATAGTGATGCACCGCGTCCGACTCGTACCGCACCTGCGATAGCTTCAGCATCGCTTTCGGTGGAAGTCATTCACTTTTGAAAGGGCGGAATGACTGCACTCCGCCGCTCTCGTTCTCCTGTTTGTCAGTTACTTTCTCAAGGCTCATTTTTTATCCCCCGTAGGTTTTTTTCTATGCTCCTCGGCGTCTTTCAGCGCCTTAAACGTCATCACATATACCTCTCGCGCGAAGTCTGTATTTGTAGGAATCAGCGGCGCGATGAAGTGCCAGCAGTCCATGAATGTAATATCACCCATTCCCGCGTTCCTCGCCGTAGCTGCAAAAATCGTTTTCGCTGACATTGCGTCTGTTACATGGCGAATATTTGTTGTGGCAAGTCAGTGTTCCCGGCTTCCCATACCTCTGTGTAAGTTCAGATGGAAGTGTGCTGTGCTTACAGTCCTTGCACCGTATCACTTCTTCAACATCCGCCGTTTTGGAAACCCCAATCTCGTCTATGATCTCTTGCCATTCATCATAGCGCTCTCTGTCCGTTCCATACACGTAATTTCTGCCGTAACGTCCAACCGGGCAAAGTTTCTTTTGCTTTTCTTCAATGATGGCAATCACCGCGTCAATGGACATGTATTCACTCATTCGTCACACCTCCCATATTTGTCTGATACTCCCCGTAGCTGCAAAAATCGTCCGGTGCAATCTCCATATCGCTGATGTCACAGATGAGAAAACCGTTATCGTTAATCGTCGCATCAACACGATACTTGCAGTCCTTACACCGCACCACCGGCGCAACATCGGCTTCTGGGAAGTTTTCAACGGTAGTGACTGCCTCGTCGAAACCACAGGTATAATGGTCATGCTCGCCTTTCTCCGCTTTCAAGAACGAAAGTCGGTAATTTAGCGCAACCTCAAGCACCTCCCGCGCAAGGTATTTAGCCATGCGTCGCACCTCCCGGATAGGCGATGCCCATCCACGGCGGAGTATACGGCCTGCATTGCGGAATATCGATCCATTCCCATGCATCGTTGCGGTAAATCAGAAATATTTCCGCCTCCGGCTGGACGGCATACACGGTAAACACACCGCCCGATAAAAGCTCAACCTGAAACATCGTTTTCACCTCCATCCTTTCTCACGCCTCGGCTGCAAAAAGCGTCCGGCAGCGTCGCAGATAAGCCAATCAAATGATCTTCTAATCCGCTCGCGTTTTTCGCGCACATATCGCGGCCCAGTACAACGTAATGCTTGGCACAATCCCTGCACCGCACCACCTCCGCAACGTCTGCGGCGGGCATTTCCCGAATTTCGGCATATGCGCGTTCCAACCGTGTTAGTGCCGTCATGCTTCCACCACGTTCTGCTTTCCGTAACGCAAATAGCGCATCCTCGCGCCTGATGTAATCAGTCATAAGCCATATACTCCATTCCGATTCTGCTTTGCATTTCATACGGCAATGCAAGAAGCGGTGTGCATCTACTCGGGATCTCTGCTTTCAAAAGCCGCTCCGCCTGCCGCTTGGTCAGCTGCCGCTCTCGCTTCTTCAGCGGCAGCTCTCCCTTTGCCGCCGCAATAGCGGTCGGGTTGTGCTTATGTTGACCCATCGTCCCGCACCTCCACGCCAGCCTCGTCCAGCAGGTCACAAAGATCGGTGTCCACGCTGCTACCAATAAACTCGCCATTTTCGTCGTAGTGGTT